AAACTTACTCTCACGGAGCGCGTCGCCGCCCTCCACAATCAATTCTCATCAAAATGAGCAAATACCAATTCGCCAACGCCACCATCGGCGTGGGAACCTATGCAGGTGAGGCGGCCCGCCCATACGTGGCGGCAGCTATCCTGTCCGCAGACACCATCGCGAACAACTACGTGAGCGTTCTGCAAAACGTCCACAGCAAGGCAGTCCTCCGGAAGTTCTCCGGCGCGGCTATCCAAGCCAACGACGACTGTGCTTTCTCTACCCCTGCCGCTGGTCAGTTGACCTTGGGTGAGTCCGTGTTGACGGCCACCGCTTTGAAGGTGAACGAGCAAGTGTGCAACGAAGACCTCCGCGCTACGTGGGAAGGTGCTTTGATGAACGGCCAAAATTCAGGTGCTCCTGCCGACTTCACGACGTACGTGGCCCAATACGTGGCCGCTAAAGTTGCGGAAAGCATCGAAGGCAACTTGTGGCAGGGTAACTACGACGCAGACGGCTCTGGAGGTGGTTCTGCTACCTACACGAGCTTCGACGGTTTGTGTGAAGTCATCAAGGACGCAGCCGGTTCTTTGGGTTACAATGGCACGGCCGCTGGTGCTTTCACCGCTGACGCTGACGGCACGACGGGTATCTTGACGCACTTGGACGACGCTGTCCACAACGCTCCTTCAACGGTGCAGAGCGACAACGGTTCCGTGGTGTACATGAGCCGCAAGTCGTTGTTCTTGCTCCAGCGCGCTATGGCTGGCCTCGGAACTTCTACCGTGTCTCCCGTGTTCGTTGGCTCTGACCGTCCTTTGACCTACTTGGGCTTCAACATCGTGGCCCCCGCAGGTATGCCAAACGACACCATCGTCTTCGCCAACCCCAACCAACTGTACTTCGGCACCGACTTGTTGACCGACCACATCAACGCGAGCATCTTGAACTTGCGCGACGTGACGGGTGACGACGTGACGCGTGTCATCATGCAGTTCTCTGGTGGAGCGCAGATCGTGGACGCTGGTTCCATCTCTGCCGTTCGCCGCACTTCCTAATTGACAACCGAGTGACGGGGGGGCTTCGGCTCCCCCGAACCTCACAAACCCCTTGAATCATGGCTTGTAGCCTCACACTTACTGGTCGCTCGCTCCCATGCCGCGATGCCCTCGGAGGGGTCAAGAAGGTTTGGATCGCCACGTCGTTCAATGCCGACGCTACGGTGTCGTTTGTCGAAGGTATGTGGGATGCGGTTGCCTCGGGTGAAATTCCTGATGCCTCTGCCGCCCTCATTCTCAAGGACTACGTTTCGCCCAAGAACAGCTCCAGCCTCACGCAAACGGTGAACGCTTCCGTCGAAAACGGCACGGTGTTTTACTCGCAAGTTCTCTCTCTCGTATTGAACAAGCCCGTCGCGGCTGACATTACCGAGATTCAAAACTTGGCAAAGGGTCGCCTCGCTATCGTCGTCCAAGACAACAACGACAACTACTTCGTCATGGGCCACACTCGTGGTGTTGAATTGACGGGTGGCACGATTGCTTCTGGTACGGCATTGGGAGACCTCAACGGGTACACCTTGGAGTTCACGGCAGAGGAGGCCATCCCTGCTCCGTTCTTGGACTCTACGGGTGCGAACCTGACCTTCACGACTACCGCATAAGGGCACGACCTTATGACCGCATAACAAGGAGGGGGAGGGCGCAATGCTCTCCCCTTTTTGGTTCAAAGATGATACACCTCACACCCAACTCCGGCACCAACGACATCTACGTCTCGCCCTACCAGAGTCGTAAGTTTCTCGCGTCGTTCACCTACTACCTGCTCGTCCTTGAAAACCAAGCGACGGCGGCCTCTTTTGCGTGTGTGTTGAACTGGTCGGAAGACAACGAACGCTACACCCGCGCAAGCCTTCCCACAAATAACGACGACCCCGTCAACGGCGAGTTGCTTATCACCGAAAGCGGCCTCTACACCTTCAAGATTTGGGGCCAAAACTCCGACACCAACCTCGACCCGACCGACGCGTCGGTGGTAGGCATCTGCGAGGTAGGAGCGTGCAAGGTCAGCGACGAGCCTGCGTGGACAATCCCGTCGGTGTCGATTCCGGACAACGTCATATATTACGAGTGAAATGGAACTACTGAAGCTCAAAGAATACCAAGAACGCTCGTACGCCGAGATTCCCAGCCACGAAGGGTGGGTGCAGTATGGCGACGACAACCTCTTCCCGCAGTACCTCATCGACCTCTACAAGTCGAGCGCGACGCACAACGCCCTCTGCACTTCTATCGCTATGATGATTTTCGGCGACGGTGTGCAGGCAAACACGTTGGACGCGCGGCTCAAGATTGAAGAGTGGGGGCTGGACGATGAAATCCGCAAGGCGTGCGTAGACCTGAAGATTCAGGGCGGCTTCGCCTTGGAGGTGGTGTATAGCATCGACCGCACGACCATCTCCAAGGTACGGCACTGCCCCTTTGAGAACCTCCGCTCGGGAGAGGTGGACGAAGATGAGAAGTGCCATTGGTACTGGTACTCCAAGGACTGGGCGGACAAGCGCGAGGAACCCATCGCGGTCCACGCCTTCGATCCTTCCATGAAGAACGAACACCCGACGCAAATTTTGTACGTCAAGCCGTTCTCTCCCGGTTCCTATTATTACCCGAAGCCTGACTACATCGGAAGTATCGACTACATCGAGCTCGACAAGGAAATCGGCAAGTACCATATCAACAACATCAAGAACGGCCTCGCCCCTTCGTTCACCATTCACTTCAAGAACGGGGTGCCAGCGAGCGAGGAGCGTCGGAAGATTCGCAACGACATCGAACGTCAACTCGCAGGGGCTACCAATGCGGGCAAGTTCATCGTCACCTACTCGGACTCACCCGACCGCAAGCCCGATTTTGAGCCGTTCCCCCTCTCCGATGCTGACAAGCAGTACCAGTTCCTTTCGACGGAAGTTTCGGACAAAATCATGATAGGACACCGCGTGGTGTCTTCTGCCATGTTTGGAGTCAAGACGGCGGGACAGCTTGGCAACACGCAAGAGCTGGAAATCGCTTCGGAACTCTTCGACCGTCAGGTGGTCAAACCATACCAGCGCATCGTTAAGAATGCGGTGGAATCAATCTTGGGAGCTGCCGACGCTGGTGCCATCGTAACCATCAGCGAACCCGAAGCGGTGCAGATTCAAGCCTCGGAGGAGGTGGTAGACCTCAACCTCGCGTGCGATTTCTTGATTGACTTGGGCGAGGATATGAGCGACGAGTGGGAACTCATCGACGCACGAAAGGTCGACTACGACACCGAGGCCGTGCAGGATGCTATGTGGACGTTTGCCACGGTTCCTTCAGGCAAGCCACAAGCCTCCTCGGAGCAAGACAACGAGCTCATCAAGGTACGCTACGCATATATGCCCAAAGTCACGGGTACACCTACGGGTGAGAGCCGCGACTTCTGTGCGCGCATGGTAAGCGCAGGCGACCGCGTATGGCGCAAGGAAGACATCGAAGCCGCATCACAGCGTGCTGTGAATCCCGGATGGGGGCCGAATGGAGCCGACACCTACGACCTGTTCCTCTACAAGGGCGGGGGATCGTGTCAGCACTTTTGGGAGCGTCGTACCTATCTCCGCAAGAACAACAAGAAGGTGAGCGTCAACCGTGCCCGACAAATCATTCGCGAGGCTGGTCTCGAACCAATCCCCACGAACGACCGCAAGGTTGCACAGCGTCCCCGCGATATGGCCAACCGTGGCTTCCTTCCTTCCAACAAGGCCGCCCGTAACATCTCAACACCACGCTAATGGCACTACAAGCAGAAGTCCTCTTCGTCAACCCTGACTACATCAAGCGCATCACCCAACTCAACGGTGGCGTGGAGGATGCGGTCATGGTTCCCGCCATCATCTTGGCACAGGACAAATACCTCCAAGCGTTCTTGGGCACGGACCTCCTACGCAAGCTCAAGGCCGACATCAGCGCGGGCACCGTGGCGGGTGCCTATGCCACCCTCCTCGACGACTACGTTCGCAAGGCGACGGTGTGGTG